TCGATAGATGACTGTTGCGTCTTCAAGCATTTTGAGTTGATTCATGGGCTTGATTGCCTTATGAAGATTGCCCAAAATCATTTTCTTTGTGGGGTCAAGAATACCGGAATGAATATGTGATATGCTGTCCTTCGCAATTCGCAGGCCAGTTTGATCGCTGCTGCTACTATATCCAACTCTTGGGGCAATGCCGCCCGGATAATACAAGTAATATTCAGTTACATTCTTGGGCAAAGATACCAATGATTTGTTTTGAGAATTCTTTCCCTTGACCTCGCGCACCTTTTTGACTTGTCTTGGATCAACCGGGCGAAGTTCTTGAATACCATCTCTTGGATTCTTGGTATCAATCATTACATGATAATATAATCTTCCATCAACATACCACTTTTTAAATATGTCATAGGCAAATTCATGAAAAGAGAGCAAGCGCAAAACTTCATCAAACTCATCTGAAATTTTATTCTTGATTGAGTCTGGAATGTCAATCCCACCAAGAGAAATTGCAACAGGAGACTTTCCTTGCTCTGTGATGACTGCTTCATTTATAATATCATCAATGGCAAGCTCGACCTCTGGGTTCATGGACATTTCGCGATAACGAGTGATTAACTCAATTTCATCCTTGACAGAACCCTCAAGATCAAGATACGTTCCATAGGCACCACCAGTTACATTGGGCGCCGACTCTACGGTTAATGCTGCATCAAGATTTTCTGGAAGAGAAAACGATTGAAGACGTTCTTCGGGAACATCTTCTTTGTCCCTTCCAATTGTGAAGCCTAATAATTTAATTGCCATAAAATGTAGCCTCTCCAGCAGGGGTGGATTGATATATAATACCTATATGTGTATATATGTTCCCCTGCCGGATAGGTTTTGATTAGGTTGTTTGTGTCTTGTCGTCTGCAATCTGCCAGTAATCATATTGCCATGTGACGGCAAACTCTTCGACTGCATCATTTTGATCCCATCCTAATTCAATGGCTGCAACCGAGGAAGGCCAACAATTAATCATGGTAATCATTTTGGCAACTTCACCCTCTTTCTTGTAATGCGTCACCTGTGCATCAACCTGATAATCATTTCCTGCAATAGTCCTCAAGTTTTCGCCATGTCCCTGGATGGAATTCATCCAATTGACAAGCCCGGCATGAATGGCAAAGTCTTCGTCATTAATGACAGTCGTTGTCCATTCGGCAAACGTTCGATTGCCTGCCAACTTAATATTCCTACCAAAGTAGGGAACTTCAACAAGACCGATGTCTGCTCCGGGAATCTGGGCACCCTTGCACATAAAAGTCATTTTCTGACCCGCTTCGCCGGGATTTACTGCACCCGGAAAGGGAATCGTGACCTCATATAGATTGGGTCGGGCACCCTGGCCAACAAGCTCGGCTCTGAAATTATTAATTGAAAAAGGCATTATTTACTCTCCTTGATATGTATCCTAATTCTATTTATGCTCTAATCCTTAGAATTTGCCTACAACTTCTGAGAAATCAACCCCAGTCTTGACGGCAATAAAGTTCAACTGAATGAAGTTGATTGAGCGAGCAGGTTTGATGTAAATATCACCAACGAATTCATTTCGGTCAATGACGCTCCCCGGATTGTTTGTATCGTCACACACAACCTTGAACTCATTGATACCTCTTCGACCCTTGACATCCCGAAGGAATGGTTCAACCATGTTTCGGAATTGAGCCCGAGTGAACTCGTCATTGAATTCAAAGAGTGAGAACTTGGCGGCAGTCGAGATTGCCTTTTCCAATAGGATGAACAATCGTCGGACATTGATTCGGTCAAAGGCACTTGGCTTGCTCTGAGAGGTCTTGTCCCCATAGAGAAGTGTTCCTTGGCCCGGGAATGTCACAACGGGGTTCACTCCATTCTTGTATAGTTCGTCCCGATGTGCCTTTGAAGGGTTGTATGCCAACTTGACAACGTTCTTGATTTGACCACGGTTGTATCCGGCAGGACTCCACCATGTATCTCTTGTGTTGTCCGTCCGTGCAGTCAGACCTGCAATGTCGCCATTCAGAGGAACCCAACGATAGACATCATTGTACTTGTCATACTGATACTTCCATCCACTATCGCAGAATGCATAGGATGTATTTTTGTTGATTTTATTGGGCTTGAATCCTGTGAGTTTGTTGGTAACATTATCCAGGGCGGTGGCAGCATCGGATGCCTGTACAATATCCTCCTTGGTGGGAGAATAGAATGTTACGGCGTCCTTGCGCGTGGTTGCAATATCAATTGCATACTTGATATTGGTTTCTCGGTCGCCTTCGCCAGAAACCGATGCGCCGCCCGCTCCTGCCATGATTAAGGAAACATCTTCTTGGTCGGAATCTGCAAAACGGTCATATCCAGTCTGGAAGGTTGCCGCAGAAAAGTTTGCGGGTCCATCTGATCCTCCTCCGAGTTTCAGAGATGCCCGACCGGCGGCAGTATTTCCAAACGTGGTGCCGTCTGCCGCAAGCGTTCCATAAGTGGCTTCGGTTGCCGCAGTTGCCGACGCAACTCGAATATACTTGGATTTGTTATTAATTACCGTCTTGAAGTAAATATTGTCCCCGGCATTATCTTTTGCATCCGATGCCTTTGAAAGAAAGGGATACAATTCCAGCACACCGTTTGCAACACCAGAAAAGTGCCCAAGGGGAGAGTCAATGACTGCAATATGCAGTTCGTCGCCAGTTGCACTACGGTCGGCTGCCCAATCGGATGTTCCCGGAGCATCAGAGAAGTATGTGTTTGGCCACCAATTGGAGAATCCGTTTGCCCCGTTAATCGTTCCGGCATGGTCACAGAGTTCAACAGTCAGTTGATTTCCAAGTTGCCCTGGATACTTGGCAAAAAAGGTATTGCTTGTAGGCTCATTTCCATCAAAGTCTTCATTATTTTTGATTTGAACTCCTGTCCCTAAAGAATTTTCGTGGGCATTATATGCCGTTGTGGGAGCAACGCGAACCAGTCGCAGGGCATTTGAATACGCCAAGAAGTTTGCGGCAGTAAAAAAATCAACATCGGTATTTGAATCGGGCTTTCCAAACATAGAAACGAGGGTGTCTTCTGAGTTGACCAGAGTAACCTTGTCTACGGGGCCCCATGTGAACCGTCCTGCAAATGCACCGATGGCAGTCGAGACTGCGGGGATGACAGTCGTCAAGTCAATTTCAGATACATTTACACCGGGGGAAACTTGAAATGGCATTGTATTTTCTCCTTTGAGGATATGGCAAGCTCAAATGACCATAAACTAATTCCTGAATATTTATAAAAAAGGAGTTTTTCATTCAATCATTTACATGAAACCAAACTTGCCCGTCGCCATCCGTAAATGTTTGTTCTTCCATTCCGGCATCCACAAAACCAAAAGGTAAAATATCTTCTTCCAATAGTCGCATCTTCTCTTCTAAGAGTTGTTTTCGGATGTCAAGGTCTGTGATGTCCTTGAAATGTGGCTGAGAAGACAGCCATGCAAACAACAAAAGCGTCATCACAAGATCATCATGACATCCGACATCAGCTTCGTATGACCCTGCCTTGGAAACAAAAGAACTCAATTCTGAAATGGTATCAAAATCATTGACAATTAATTTACTCTCTTCGATCAGACTTTTGAGCATGGAACATCCGACCTGTTTGACTTTCTTGGACATGGTGAGTCCCAGGTCTGTGGTGCCTTTGCCGAATCCAGAATCAAATACTTGCCCTGCGCGGCCGCGTGTGGAAATCATCACAATATTTTCATATTCAATTTCGTTGTGGAGAATGTCGGCAACCTGTTTTCCAATTCCATTGACTTCCACAAGAACATAGGCTTGATTATATTTCTCAGCCACCGATGCAATGACATTAGGATATATCAGAGGGGTAATTGAGGCATTGCGATACTTGGCAACCTGTTTATACGGAAACTCTGTTGCATCAATGACAGAGAATGCAGAATAATCAAGGTCTTCTCCGAGAGACACATCTACCGTCATTACATACAGATGGTCTTCTTTGGGCAATTCATATATATCAAGACCTTTATTATTTTCGACAGGGTTCTTGAACACCATATTTTTTAATGTGCTTCCAGAAATAAGTGTGTTCAGGCCACCAACAAACTCTCCTTCAAACTCCTGGGCCCAGCGTTCCTTTCCGATGTTGCGAATGGTTTCGTTTTTCCATAGATTATCCCTTCCGGGGACATCTTTCCAATGAACCTCAAGAGGAACATAGTTGTTCTTTTTATCCTTGGCATCCTCCCACATCTTATAGAAGTGATTCAAGCCATTCGGAGTGGAAACAACCACAATCTTTGTGGATGTACCCGAAGAAATTGTAGGATAGACAGAAGACATGAACTCGTCTGCAATATTTGGCGGAACAAATGCAAATTCATCCAAGAGAATCATGTTATAGGAACCACCACGAATTGCCGAACTGGAGGTGGATGCGGCGACCACTTTGGAACCGTTTTCGATTTCAAGGTTACCCTTGTTCCACACAAGAACACCCTGCTGCAAGAACTTCGGAAGGTTTTCGTATGCAAGCTGGAGTCTGCCCAGGATGTCCCGTGCGAGTGAGCCCTTGTTGGCCAGGATGGCAATGTTGACTGACTCGTTGAACAGGATATACCAAAGGAAATATGAGACAACCGTGGTGGATTTGCCTACCTGTCTCGGTGTACAGAAAATAGAGAACCGATTGTTATGAATCGTCTTGACCATTTGTTTTTGAAATTTGTATAGCTTGAAGGGAATCAGCCCTTCATCCACATGAACCACCTTGATGTAGTTCTCAATAAAATACTGTGGCTTCTTGGAGCATTTGATATACTCCGACAATTCCTCTTCGGTATAGTTATGAGGAACCCCGGCTGGTTTTAGGAGCGGGTTGCCCAGATATGCGTCATCACCCATCCGATTTCTTTCTCTTTGAATCTTTTAGTTTCTGACTGACATGGCCCTGACCCCGAAGAAACTTTTGAAGTTCCTTTGTTGACCCCATAAAAATTGCATTCTGCGTGACATTCTTGACACCTTCTTCGTCTTTGATTTTCTTCATGTCCTTCTGGAGTTCAATGAGGTCTTTGTTTGTTTCGGAAAGTTGTCGCATGATTTGACCAAACACCTCCCATGCCCTGGGATGGTCAGAATCTTTTGCAAGCTCAAGAATTCCATCAAGAGCAGAGCCACCCTTTGCAATAATATCCTGAAGATTATTTCTGACATACTCATAGTCTTCGTC